TTAGTAACTATTAGATTTGCGGTTTTTGTTGTACCATTAACATCAAGCACGTACTGAGGGGCAGTATTCTTAACGCCGATACGCTGATTATTTACATCTAGATATAGTAAGTCTGTCTCAAAGGCTAGGTCGATCCCATTACGGATCAAGTTAGACTTTAAGAGCGGACCTGATATGCGACCAACAGCCATCTCTTCTCCTCAATGCGGGGATCCTGTCCCTCTAGCCTAAATTTTCAGCTTGCGCTCTTTGCTGGCTAACCACAGTTCGTCCTGCCACGGATTGGTCTTCCATTGTGGCATTAATATTATTTATCGTATTTGAGAAATAGTACCTAGTTACCCTAGTATAAGAGTCCATTCATTAGACAGATCTTCCATGAATTCTGATGTAACAACACTGCCGCCACCTGCTGCTGATATCCAAGTAGAACCATCATACACTTCCATAAATCCATCTGTGGTATTCCAGCGTGTGTCGCCAATTTGATTACCAGTGCCGCGATCAGTTGTGTTATTTCCGTTTGGTATAACAACACCAAACGTCCCGCCAAATTTAATATAACCTTTGTTTGTTGCTGCAAGTGTCAAATCACTTCCTGAATTATTTTTAATAAGGTTATCTTTGAAACGCAAATCATTTAGATCTATTTCGCCAGTGCCGTTCCTTACTAATTCTAAGTCTGAGTTAGATACATTTGTTGTAATAACATTGTTATTAACTAAAACATCATCGACTTGTAATCCGTGTAGCCTAAATCCTGTTCCAGTAACTTCGCCTACTAAACTTGTAGAATCAATAGGATCAACAGCCGTATTCATGAATATGTTGATATTATTTGATGTTGGATCAACAACAACACTTTCGCCTCTGTCTGCAGAATAGATTCCGCCAAATCCAATTATGCCCGTAGAATAACCTTCAAAAACATTGTCAGTAGTTGAAAATCGTATTTGTCCTTCTTCACCAGTTAGTCGTTGTGCATTTGTACCAACCGGTAGTAACAATGCTGAAGTACTTGTAATATATGCATTTCCTAATGTAGTTAAATCTAATTCTCCACTAGTTGAATCAGGTGCAACTGCACCAAGTATATTGTCAGTAAAACCCACTTGTTGTAAAAATACTGTTCCTGTTCCTACAGCTCTTAATTCTAAATTAGCATTAGAAACAACAGTTGCAATATTATTGTCCCATATATCTATAGAATCGGTATGTAAAATATTAGCGTTAAAGTCTTGTGCTGCGGCAATACTATCTGAACCTAAAATGTCATCACCTGATAAGTCGCCGCTAAATGTCATGTTGTTATTAACAGTTAAATTTTGATTAATTTGTACTGCACTAGGTGTATAAACTTCTCCGGTACCGTTAGCTCTTAGTAATAAATTATTGTTTGCTTGTGTTGTTTCAATAAAATTATCTCTAATTTTTATATCGCTGCTTGCTATTAATTCAACACTAGTTATATTAGATTGCACATTCAAGTTTGCTAATGATAAATCTCTTGTAGATAAATTATTTTCTATTATAACATCAGTATAAGGAACAATTATTTCACCTGTTCCTGCTGCACGTAATTCTAAATCTGCATTAGAACTAGTAGTTGTAATTACATTTCCGTCTATAAGTATTTCTTCTAGTTGTACATATGAGCCAACTGTTAAATCTTGTGTAACAGTATAATTTGTAGAAGCATACCCACCAGTTTGGAAACTATCTCCTACATGAGTTATGTTTCCGGTAAGATTAATATCTTGTAAATCTGTTACACCATCAACTGTTAAATTGTTATCCACTACAACATTATTGTCCGGTATTAATATTTCGCCTGTACCATTGGCACGTAGGTCTAAATCTGCATTTGATTCTGTTGTAGTAATAAAGTTATCTTGAAATTTTATATCACTAATCTGTGCTTGACTCAACCAAGCATTTGACCAACGCTTGTTGCCTTTGCCTAAATCATATCTGCCGCTTATATCTGGTATAACATCTTGTGGAAATTCTGCATTAAACGCAACTGTGTCTGTGTTTTGATTACCTAATGTAATCAAACTTCCATCTATAGTTATGTTGCCAGTCATTGAAAGATTTTGACTCATTGCAACATTTGTTAAAAAGTTTGTAGTTCCTACACTTGCTAGATTTATATTTCCAGAAATTGATTCTATTAAATTTCCGCTTATTCTAATATTTCCAGTTTCTATTTTAGTGCCATCAACAACTGTAAGGTTGCCATTTGTATTAATGTTTAATCCGTTTATAGCATCAATGTCAGCTTCAGAAAGTGTAAGTGTAGTTGTTCCTGCTTCTTGATCAACAAAAAATTCATTACCTACACGGAAGTTGCCTAAATGGTCAATTGATTGATAGTAAATTTTACCACTATTAAGTTCTGTAACTTCTTGGCTTTGTATTACTCGACTAGGATCGTTATCAACATACTTACCTACTCCTATGTATGCAAAGTTATGTTGTATTAGATACATAAGGGTATCTGCACCGTCTGCTACTGCACCATAATTACCATAAACGTTTGCAGAACCAATTGATCTTAGCTCTGCGCCGTATTTTACAGTGCTTCCATCAGTGCTAAGATGTCCTGTAACACCATCTACAGCATACAATCCTCTATTAGCAAAGTAGGTAAATGAGTTAAGCCATTCTACCCTTACACCGTTTGTCATTGTAACTGCATCAACACCTGGTGTGATAAATGTTACACTATGGAATAGCATACTTGCTTCTTCGCTTGCACTGGTAACATCAGCACCGTCTATAAGAGCACCTTTACCAGCATCTCCACTTGCAAAGCCTCGCGGATCGCTTGCACTTGTAGTTGTGCCTTGTGTAATAACTGTTACGTTTTGAACATACGGAGATCTTGTAGTTACAACAGTGTTTGGTGCAAATCGGAAAGCATAACCTGTATCATTTCCACTGTCATAATAAAAATCTTTTACAGTTAGATTTTGAACTGTACTTTCACCATTTAGTAAAAATACATCCTCACTTTGATAAGCACTTTCAGGACGTATAATAGTGTTACGCATATCTTCGCCAATAATGCTAACTTGCGAGGGAACTTCTAAAGGTAATTCTTCTTCGTATCCGCCAGCATATACAAAAACTGTTACCGGACCGTCAATACTTGCATCTGCAAACGCAAGAGCTCGTCTAAGTGTTTTAAATGGACCGTTTGGATGATCACCAACATTAGCATCGTCCCCATTTTGTGCAACATATATTATATTGCCCTGTCTTAAAGTGTAAGGATCAATTCCTGACAAATCTACAGTAGTACTTGTGATTGTACCACCATTTACTAAAACCGTATATAGTTCGCTCCATCTTCTATCAGGCAAACCTAAATCATATGCTATATGAGTAGAAGGAACAATGTTAGAATCAACATCAGTATTAAAAACAACAGTATCAACAGGATATGTTGAATCATCTCCTGCGTTACCAAACGTAATATTACCATCAAAGGTTACATTTCCTGTGGCGTGTAAATTAGCATTAACTTGTAGATCGTTGAAAATTTCTACAGTGCCTGTACCGTTTGGAACTAATTCTATATCACTGTTAGATCTATAGGTAGATATTGAATTGTCTGATATGTGAAGATTATCAGTTTCAAAATTAGATAAATTTATGCTTTCAGAAGCATTTAAGTAAATGTTACCTACTAAAACATTTAGATTATTGTTAGATATATTATAATTTGCTATGTCAGCATTAGTAGCTATTTGATTTGTAGTAGAATATGTTTCGTTAGACAGATCAAGTTCTATACTTGCAACGTCTTTGTTAATCCCTATACGTCCGTTATTAACGTCAAGGTATAGTAATACATCTTGGTCTAATGTGTTTCTAAATTTTAAATCTATACCGTTGCGTTCTAAATTAGCAGTTAGTAACGGACCTGATATTCTACCTACTTGTGCCACTCATATTCTCCTTGACACAGTATTTATTGGATTATTTGTCGAAGTTATGTATGACTGTAATTGGTTTATCAAGATCAGGTGCTGATGTAAATTCAAGGTACCAACCTGGTAAGTATGGACCTGTGCTAGATCCTGCTTTTAATATAAATCCAGTGCCAGCAACATAGTTTGCTAAGTTACCCCCTGTGGTATCAACACCAACTTCAATTTGATTAGCAGCCGGAATACTTACAATAGTATGTACGCTAGGTGAGCTGCTATCATCTGTGTTTAATGATTCTATTATATCGTCAATATTGCTCTCAACACCACTTACATACAGTAAGTCATCTGTAGTGTATCCGTGATTAGTTTCAGTTTGAATAACTGTAGTTGAACCTACACTTACAACAGTGGCAATTTCTTTTCTATCGCCAGGATTTTGTGTAAGTGAATAGTTTGTTGTAGGAAGCTGATAAACGTTTTCTACAAAGACTAAAATGTTTTGTGCTGCTACTGGTGCAGGTACAAATGGATCTCCGCTGTCTAAAGGTCCAAAAAATGTTTCAACAGCATCACCATAGCCTACTGTTTGTACAGTAATAGGCGATGTTGTTGATGGTACCGTACTTCTAACACCTACCCAAGCACCATTTTCGTATGCTTCAAATCTATTGTCATCTGTATTATATCTTATGTATCCGTCAGCTGCACTTGACGGTCTTTCTGCAGATGTTCCTTTAGGCACAAGCATTGCTTTGTCACTGTCCATCTGAACAATGTCATTTACATCGTATTTTACGCCCTTTCCGGCTATCGATCTAAGGTTTGTACTTTGTGCCTTAATTAATCTCATGTTATACTTCCAAGTAACTAACTGTTGCAGCTAAATTTGTCAAGTTGCCTCCAATATCTGGATTAGCAACAAAAGAAATTTTATCTCCAGCTTCTAATACTATTTTTTCACTATCAAATGTAAATGTTTCGCCTGCTGGTAGTTCTAGTTCTCTAATTACACATGTAATACTATTGCTTAAAGAATCACCATTAGGAATTAAATGCATATCAAAGTCTGCTGTATTTGCTGATGGAGATGCTCCTGACGGACTATAAGTATTGCAAACCATTACATTTGTTATAGCATATCTTTTTCCAGCAGGTACAGTTAGTATATCTAATTGAGTTGTTTGTAATTGTTGATTTGTAATCGCCATTGTATTTCCTCGTTAAAACAGCATACTGAAAACCAGTGCTCTGTTCCTGCTTATTATTTCATCATTTGTATTTGATTTATTTACAAAATAAAGACCTGAGCCTCCTTCAGCTTCGGTTTTACTGTAAATTTTTACACCTTCACTTGGTGCTGTTGGATCTGTTAAAGTATCATCTTCTGACGGTGTTTCTGTAATTTCTAAAATGTCCTTAACTTTAACACTTCCTGTACCAGGACTTGCTAATATTAGATCACTATTACTAAGTGTTGATGATATTTCAGTACCTTGTATTTTTATGTCTTGTAATTCAGTTCTATTTGAATATGCACTTACAACTACATTACCATCTACACTTAATTCTACTCTACTTTCTACCCCAGCAGTATCAAAGTCAATTACTTCTACAGAAGTATCGTTTTCTTCGATTCTATCTTGGAATACTGCACCTAACACATAATTAACATAATCTGTAACTGCTTTTGTATTAGGTATTCCGTCGTCATCAACAATAACGCCACCGCCGCCGTCTGTAATAACACCACCCGAGTAAGTAAATATTTGTTCTTCGTAATCTGAACTACCAGTAACAGAAATTACTCCGCCGCCGGTGCTAACATACAATGTTCCTCCAGCAACAATACCTGGAGTTTTAATCGGAAGCTCTTGCGTACCTTGTTCAAAAACAAAAGTACCTTGCCCAGATGTTCCGCCTAAAGCCCAGGTTATTTGCTCATCATACACCATTCTAGCGTTAGTTACAGATCCACGCTCTATTTCTATACCGCTTCTGTAACCTAATGCAGCAGGAATACCTGCTGCAATATTGTCTTTAGAAAGTACAATGATGTTATCTGCTATAGTAACATTGGTCGAATCAACAGTAGTCGTAGTACCCTTTACTTCAAGGTTACCTGTAATATAAACCCTACCGTTTAGATTATTTGTTCCATCAGTAGTGTCAAGGGTAATTGTACCCCCGTCCTGCGTGATGATTTTGTAATCTCCGTTTGATACTCTGACTACCTTTGACATAAATTATCCTTAGATTGCTGTCAATACTAATATGTTAGCTGTAGAGTCGTCTTGTATTTCCCATGTATAACGATTGTTATCAAAATCAATCATTGTGCGGTTTTGTACTTTACGAATATAAACTGCTTCGCCGCCAGCAACAAATCCTTGTAGTGACATTTCGTCGTTACCTAATGATCCAGTCGCTTTATTAACTAAGGTGCATACACCTTCGTTACCACCTACTGCATCTGGGTCGTCTGATACTTTAAATTTTGTTTCTGAACGCTGAGAAAGGATAATTCCTAATGCACTAGCAGTATTTGCGCCTACTTTTACTGAAACTGTTAAACGATCTTCGCTGGTTAAATCAGCGCCGCCTGGTGATACTTGTGTTGCACCAAAGTATCTTTTATTAAGTGGTCTTCCCATGATTATTTCTCCTTTGTTTAATCATTGCCGTTCTAGGGGCTACGCGGTGGATTTCCGCATAAGTCTTGTTTTACCAAGCACCTATAATTGACATTAGTATTTATCAATCTATCCAAAAGCCTCAGCCATAAAAAAAGGGCGACTTGCGCCGCCCTTTAGTTAGTATATTACCTAAGTAATTACTGGAAGCTAACGTTAGCAATAGTAACTTCGCCTAGGTAATCTGCTGCGTTACCTAGTGAAGATGCTGTGTTGTTCAACTCAACATATCCGTAGCGTGTCATGAAGCTCACGACTGGCTCGAATGTTGCTGGGTCTAGTACAACACCACTGCTCATCAATGGAATGTATGGGCAGTAGAACGCTGCTGCGTCTGATTCGCTTGAACCTTTGTAACCAACAAGCACTGGAGTTGCGTCTGAAGCATATGTATCAACATAAACTTTCATTGCGTTGTTCAATGTACCAACGAACTTAGTGTTTGTAGGTGCTTCGAAGCTACCTTCAGTTGTACGTGCAAAAGCTGAAGTTGTTGCTGACTGAAGAACAGTTAGTGCGTATGGAGACACAACTGCCCAGTTACCAGCACCACGTCTTGTGCGTTGTGCAATCAAGTTAGCAGTTCTGTTAATTAGAACAGCTAGTGCAGCATGTTCGTCACCGACGAAAGTAGCAGTACCTGAAACAGCAGACTGATCGAAAGCAGCGGCTGTACCAGCTAGTGTGCGTAGAGATCCTAGAACCTCTTGGTCGATTTCAGCGGTAATTTCTTGTGCTAGAGCAGCCATAATTTCTGCTTCAACATCAATACCATGCTGTGCCTGCGCATCCTGTGCAGACTCAAAAGTCCAACGAGCACTCAACTTACGAGTTTTCGCTTCAACTGTTTGCTTCAAGATTTGAATGCTTAATCTGTTACCAGCTGAACCTTCTAGTGTAGCTGTTGCTCCACCAGCTGCAGGGCTTGCTGCATTACCAGAATAAGATTCTGCAATCTTGAATGGTGAAAGTGCTTCTTCACCAGCTACGGCACCGCTTGCGCCTGTACCAGCTGTATCTGAATAACGTACTCTCAATGTGTGGATTTGACCCACTGGACCGGTCATTGGCTGAACACCAACTAACTCGTTAGCAATAACGGTTGGCATTACACGTCTAATGACTGGTAGGATAACTCTGTTTAGAGTTGCGACATTTCCGGCAGAAGTAGCACCAGCTGTTGCTGTCTCAGCCAAATACTTGCGAGTATTTTCTAATGCGCTTGACATTACAGCTTTCTTTGTGCCTGATAGGCCTTCAAGAAGGGCACCTTTGGTTTCCTGCCAGCGACTTTCTAGTAGTTCTGACATCATTTTCTCCTTAATATATTCCAGCAAGACGTTTAATGTCAATGACATTGTTATCGACTGCTGCTTTACTACTGTTTGTGTTTTCTCTATTGCCTGTTACTTCTTTGCCTTCTCTTAATACTGCCTTCTGCTTTTCTGGTGCATTACCGTCAATTACTGCCGGTAGATACTTGTCAAACGCAGAACGAAGTCTGTTAGTTTGAACTGATTCCAGTAAGTCTGTCATAATATCTTTTTGTTGCTTGCTCAATGGAGCAATCAACTCATGCATGATTTCTTTACGCTCAGCAGCTTCAACAAGACGCTTTTTATCAGCTTCTTGAGACTCTACTAATTGTTTAGCTTTTGCAGCAAATGCTTTTGCTTCAGAAAGTTGTTTATCTTTTGTTTCAACAACTTTTAAAAGTTTTGCAGTTTCTGATTTTTCATTCAGATAGCTGTTAGCATATTCACTTGCGAATGCTTCAAACAACTTGCGTCCAAAATCGTTTCTACGTGCAACTTCAATATCTTCTTTAAGTTGAGACATTTCACTGCGTAGTGCTTTATCAACTGTTTCTGATACTGCTTTTGCACTTCTCTGGATAAAGTTTTCTTTGACTTTAGCCAGGTGACCTTTTGCTTCTTTGACAAGTTTAACTTTGGTTTCAGCAAGGTCTTTCTTGTCTTCGTAAAATTCTGCAATTTCTTTAGCAAGACTTTCGACAACAAACTCTTCCAATTTGCTAAAGTTTTCACTAATAGCTTTTTGGTCTTCATGAAGTTCTTTAATTTCTTTTGCTAGTGATTCAACTACAAAGTGCTTTAGTTTGCTTGCATTTTCACGCATTGCGACAGCGTATTTTGCTTTTGCTTCTGCTAATTGCTTACGATCTTCGGCAAATTCTGCAACTTCTTCAGCTAGTTTTTCTGAAATTAGGTTATCAATGGCTTCTACCATTGTTGTTTTGTCATGCTCATATTTTTGAGCAAATTCTTCACGGAGTTCAGCGGTGACTGCAAGGCGATTTTCTTTCACCTTGGCATCCCACGCCTCTTCAAGTTCGCGGCGCACGTCTTCGGAAACTACATCATTTTCAAATAGTGTTTTTAGTGCATCCAACATGTTATTCTCCTTTTATTGGAGTCTATTGATTATATTAATCAAAGATTCTTTTAAGTATTTTTGTGCCTTATTATCGTGTTTTGTTGCCTGTGCAAGTTCGTAAGCCTTGTATCCTCCGCGGGCATTCATTAGATGCTCGTAGATTGGTGTAGGGTAAGCGCCTGGCGCACTAGGTTGCGCCACGACATCAACTGTTATAATTTCAAAGTCAGATACGGTGTTATTTCCGTCTTCTGACACGTTACCAGAACCTCTAGAGCTGACGCCAAGTTTGACGCCAGACTCTAGCATGGTTTTTACTAAGTTCCCCATTGGGGTTGGTAGAATTTTAAGTTTTCCATAACCGTTTGCATCGTCCATCCACATTTCTGTAATCATGTGCGAAACACGGTCAAGATTAACATTAAGTCCGTCAGGGTGATCAACTTCTCCGAGAACACTAAATCCTCCACTAATTTGATCGTTGAGAGTTTTGACAGCCCTGCCAATTTCATTTACAGGATATACACGTTGGTTTGCATTACGCACACCTCCTTGTATGCAGATACCTTTCATGTAAAGGTCTTTCCCGTCGTTGGCATTCTCAACTACCACTTTCGCTTGGTCGAATGTCAAATGCTCTCTTAATAAGTTATTCATCCTTAGTCCTTATTTGCCGCCAATAATTGATTTTTTATTAGCTGCGTTTTCGCCACTGCCTTTTTTCTCAGCGCCGTGGCCCTTTGGCATAGACTTCATTGACTTACTTGCTTTACCACCTGGAACATTCACGTTACCCATGTTGTCCTCTTTTGTTGATGGTTGAGCTAGTCCGCCTTGTGTTCCGCCGTTTCCGCCGTCACCGCCTTGTACCAAGTTAGAAGCAGTGCCACCCATGTCATTTTTACCAGCTACTGGTGACTTAGTGTTTGCACCGTTGTCGCCCATTTTAGCTGTTACTTTTTCTACATATTCGCGCATCTGCTCTGTTTCAGACTTAGGAGTTGTTTTTTCTTCAACTTCTTCATCTGATGCTTCATCGACTTCTTCATCGTCAGCTTCGAATGCCATTGCTTCTTCTTCTGGCTCTTCTTCGCCTTCGTCGTCGCCTTCATCACCCATGTCCATGTCGTCGTCATCGCCGCCCATGTCATCATCGCCGTCTTCGCCAGCCATTAGCTTTTCAAATTCAGCTTTAAGATCATCTAGTGCGTCTTCTAGGTCTTCAACACGGTCTTCCATGTCTCCGCCTTCTTCGTCGCCCATGTCCATATCCATTTCTGGCTCATCACCCATGTCCATCTCTGCATCGCCCATCATGTCGCCTGCAGGGTCCATTTCGTCTTCGCCTTCAACTTCAAATTCGTCTAGGTCAAATTCTTCTTCTAAATCGTCATCATCTGACTCATCTACTTCTTCATCATCTGACTCATCAACTTCTTCGTCGTCTGACTCATCTACTTCTTCATCAGTAGCTTCATCAACTTCTTCATCAGCTAAGTCATCTTCTAGTAGGGATTCGTATATTGAACGTGATTTTTCAACCACAATTTCGTGAAATAGCTCTTCAGCGCCTTCTTTATCTTCGTTGATAAGACGCTCAAGCATTTCTTCAAACTTGTTGCGATCTGCCATTGTTTTCTCCTATAAATGTTTTACCTATGGTAAGGCTGTCACTATTATTTACTCTTTATAGGAAAATATGCGTAGATATAGGCTCAAAACAGCCATTTTTTAAGAAAATATCAAATTCCAAACATATTTTGGAAATTTTTTATATCAATTGTTGTTAAATTGTTTAATTTATTTAGTTCGTCAGGTCGATAATTATCTGGTGCTATTACTCTGTAAAAATTAATATCTTTGTGATTTTCTATTACAGATTTTGTTTGTCTTAGCCAATTTCCAAAAAATGTAGCACCATCTCTACTTTGTTTGTAATTTTTTGTATCAGCATATATGTTGTTAAACTTTGTTCCGTTTTCTAAACCTTTGTAATCAAATCCTAAAATAAAAATATTTCTATGTCCATGCTGTGCTGCTAGCCATAATGCTGTTGGACCACTTGACCATCCTTTTGAAGGTTTGAAAAAATTTAAATTTTGCATAGCACCATATGCTTTATTAGGATTAGTCCATACTTCGTTGTTGTGTTGATATCCTGCTTTGTTAATTTCAAGAATCATTTTTACATCTACTGCAACAAGATAGTCAGGACTAAATGTTCTGTACAATGCATTACACCCATATACAGGACCAATTTTAGACATATCATTAGGATCAATTGGTTCTCTGCTTAACCCATTGCCTAACACAAACGCATTTAGTTGGTAATGATCTTTTCTTTTTTGATTTATTGAATAAGAAACTGTCTGCGGTTTAGCAGCTTCTTTTTGAAGTTGCTTTTTCTCACTTCTGCGTTCGGCCATCAGCCGTGCAGCTTCTTCTTTAGAATAAAGAGTCTTGTCTAATTTTGCCATTAAATCCCGGCAGCTTGTTGTTGTGCTGCGATCCCATACATTTGTCTAACGAAATCTAATTCTTTAGATTGCTCTCTAGTATGTAGTTCGGATGCTTTACGGGCTCTGTTGATTTGACGTAGTGTTAGTCTAGTTTTACGCTTGTCATCAGGATCAACAACAGATGTATCATACTCTGGCTCATAACCATTGTCTGTTGTTGGTTCTAGTGTTTCTTTGTCGAAATAAAATAACTCACGTAATATCATAATAATATTTATGCCTTATATTGTTTGTTCGGTTGGTTGAGCTGCTGGTGCTCCTCCAAGGTCTCCGCCTGTTGCTGTTTCAGGTGGTGCGCCTTCTCCGCCTTCTACAGGCTCTTCGCCTGTATCAGCTATATCTTCTGCTCCGTCAATATCTGCACTAATACCTGCGCTACTAATGCCTGCTGATCTCATTTCTCCTGCTGCATCAGTTTGTGGTGCTTGTAAAGTTTCGTCATTTTCTTCACGCCATAGTCTTTCGTTTTCTGCAATTTCCTCTGCGCTCATTCCTAAGAAGCGAGAAAGTGCAAATCTATTTGAAATATACGGTATAGCACTCATTTGTGTAAATGTTGGAACTCTACTGTTGTCTAGTTCTGCTTGTCTATAACTTGCAAAGTTTTGTGGTGGATTAAATTTAAGATCAAACATCGACGTATCTATGTTTGCACCTTTTTCCATCATGTAACGTTTAAAGTCTGTGTCAAACTCTTCCGAAATTAATCCTTGTAATCTTTCACAGTATTTGTTAAATCTTAATTCTTGAATATATGCTGTGCCTACTCGTCCGTCATTGTAAGAGCTTGTGGCATCGTCTGCACCTGTAGGAAGATAAGAGGAAGGAATTCGCAAGCCGCGTACGAGCTTATTAGTAAAGTAGCGTAGATCATCAATTTCTCCTAGGTTAGTACCTCCTGGCAATGTTTCAACTTTAGAGCCTCTACCTTCCGCGGTCTGTGGGAAGAAATAGTCTTCGTTGATTGACAGAGGATTGTATGACGAGTCTATGACATTCTGACCGCCCCCTGTCTGCGATGGGATCCTTCTTTGATGGATTTCCGTCTTTACTCTTTCAACAAACTGCATCGCTAGGTGCGATGGCATGTTGCCCACATCAACGTAGAATACTCTGCGCTCTGGCGCACGTTGGACACGATAGATAATAATCGCATCTTCAAGCAGTTCTTTCTGCTTATAAACTTTGAAAATACTTTCTAGTAGAGAATTACCAAATGGATAATTGTTATCTAATCCTTCTGATAACGATAAGTGAATAACATGTTTTGCATCAATGGCCATTTCACCATCTTCAACAGAATATCTACTACCAGCTAGTTGAGGAGAATTGCCAACCATTCCTCTAACGCCGCCTTGTAGGTATCCGCTACCACCACCTGTAATGTTTCCATTAGTTTGGTGTGGTGTTGTTGCAACCATTTCTTTAAAATTTATATTAACATTTTTAATAATGTATTGTTCAGGCTTTTTGCCTTCACTTTCATTAACAATAATTCTTGTTAGATTTGCTGGATCAATATGAAACCATTTTTTAGTTTCAGGATCTCTTAAAAATATTTGATCTCCGTACTTGAATACGTTACGGAAAATACGAAACATACGTGTTTCAAAGTTTTGTAATTTGCACCATTGTTTTAGATACTGCCCTAGAATAGTAATTTCTGTGTTAGTTGCACTTTTGTTAAATTCAAATTTAAAATTTGTGTTGTTTTCTGAGCTGGCTTGCGTACAAAATTCTGCAAGGATATCAAGAGCAGCATTCACTTCTGAATCTAAATCCATTGTGTTATACTGTCCATAACGCTCTACACGATTAGGTGATCCTACATATACATCTGGAAGATATGATGAATAGTTAGTACGAGCAGGACCAGGACTAGAAATTCCGCCTTTTGTACTAAAAGGAGAATAACTACCTGATGTATTGCTTGCTGTAGGCACTGGTGTAAAATATTTTTTCCAACTCATATTATAATCCTAAATTTTGAAAGATATTGCCACCGAGGCCTTTTTGTGTTTTCAATTGTTTTGTAGCTACACCTAATGACTTTTGCATGTTTCCTGCCATGCTTTCCATTGGACCTTTCATGCTTTCTGCCATTTCTTTCATAGGTCCTTGCATTTGTTCAGCCATTTGTTTCATCATAGGTGCCATTTGTTCTGCCATATTTTGCATCTGTGGTTGCATTTGTGTTGCCATACTCTGCATTTGTGGTCGTATAGTATTTAACATTCCTTGCAGTTGGGGAGCCATAGTCTTGGCCATTCCTTCCATCTTTGGAGCCATAGTCTTGGCCATAGATTTCATCTGAGGAGCTATAGTCTTGGTCATGCTTTCCATTTGCGGCTGCATTTGAGCCATTGCCTTAGCACCTTCAGTTTGTAATCCTTTGGCTAGATTTGTTAATTGTTCTTCAGTTAGAACTGCTTCTTTACCGTGCAACATTGCTGGAGTACCTTTGCCAAAGTTTTCTAAAATGTTCCAGTTTTTCCAACAGAACCTGTGTCACGTTGGATAACACCTTTGATTTTTTCTGGGTCTAATCCTCGTAAAGCAGTTTTTATTTCTTCAATGGCTGCTCTTCTTGCTTCAGGAGAAGCACTTGCATCATTCATTTTAGTTAAAGACTCTCTTATTGATTGTGCTACACCTGTAGAAGACCCACCTTCTCCCTCCAACACTGTAAGTAGATTGTTTAACTTGGTCATATCAAATGGCTGGCCACCGCCTATAAACTTATCTGTTGCTTCGCCAATTCTTGCAGCAATAACTGACGGATCTACTTGGTTTAGTGCTGCTACAAACCCAACTACTGCTGGTGTAGCAAGATCTTTGTACAATCTATCAATGGCTTTTGTTTGTGTTTTAGCAGCCATATCAACTAGTTTTTCTTGTATAGCAAGTGTGCCTTTCAGTGCTGCTGCTGGATCAGGTTTATCTCCTGGTTTTTTGTCTTCTGTAAGTTTTTTCTTTTCTTCATCAGATAACGCTTCCCATGCTGCTGCCGCTTCTTCAGCAGTTTTGCCTTCTCTTTCCATTTGTGCCCCAAATCTTAGCAAACCCATGCTAGTTTCAGTATATGCACCTTCCATAGCAGCACCAGCAGGAGTTAGACTGCCAATCTGTGCCATAGCCCTATTTTGAGCACTACCTAAATCTTTAAGTCTAGCTCCTTGCACTCTTGCTTCATATTTTTTTAATTCTTCAGCACTTACTGTTTGATCAAATGTAGCACGTCTCATGTCTTGTAATGCCTGAGTAGTAAGTCCCATTTGAGATGCATACAATGCATTTTCTTTACTGATTGTGCCAGTAGCCATTATTTCTGTATATGCTGCAACTGCTTTAGGGCCCATAGCAACAGCTTTGTTTAAACCTTCTTGAAGCACCGCAGCTTTTTTAGCTTGTTCTCCGCCTTGTGCTTCAAGTTCTAAAATCATAGCTTTTACGCGGCCTTGATTTTGTGCTGCTTTCATTTCAGCATTAAGTTGATCTTTTTGCTTACCAGTCAATCTTGACAATGTATCAAGATTGTCCATGTATTCATATGTTGCAGAAGCTAATGCTTTTTGACGTTGAGCTTCGCTTAATCCTTGGAATGATTGCATTTGTGCAACTAGACCCATTGATTCCTGGAAATCGTCAAAGTCGTATCCCATACGTCTTAGTCTAGTTGCAAACCCATCTGATCCTTTGCGCATTTCTTGTAACGCACCATAGAATGTTATTGCTCCTTGAGTTGCTGTACCTAAACCAAGTGCTACAAAATTTTCACTATTTTCTTTGATTCCTTTTGCAAACTCTTCCACAGTCAAACCAGCATTAATTGCTGCTTTGCCCATGTCTTCTAATTGGCCGTTAAAACTTACACCGCTTTTAGATATATTTTGATAAAGTTTAACTTGATTTTCTAGATATCCGGCAAATCCAGAAAGTATAGGAGCAGAAACTCCAAACATTTTTTCTAGAGCTTTTGTACTACCTGCTATTGATGGTCTAGAAGAAGAAAACAATACAGCCAAGTCGCCCATGCCTTTGGCCATGTCTTGAAGGCTTTTATTAAATTTGGTATTGTCTATAGGTTTCTGTTCTTTTTCTTCAGTGGCCAAAATTTTTCTCCGGTAGAATTCTCGCTATAAATACGTTATAGTTATTTATCCTAGGAAAAAACATGTCAGATAACACAAGTCCATTGAAGAAATATCAAAGGCAACCAAAATTATACATTGATTTGCCAAGCAAAGGAAGATATTATCCTCCTGGATCATTAGCAAAATCAGAAGAACTAGCTGTTTATTCAATGACTGCAAGTGACGAAATACTAATTAAAACGCCTGATGCTCTGTTTAACGGAGAAACCACAGTGCGCATTATTCAAAGTTGTATTCCTGATATTAAAAATCCATGGCAAATGCCTGTTATAGATTTATACACTTGTCTTGCAGCTATAAGATTAGCATCTTACGGATCTACCCTTTCAGTTACTACAGAATGTACAAAATGTAAGGAAGAAAATGCCTACAGTGTAAGCCTACAGAATATGATTGATCATTTACGCGGTGCAACATTTATTGAGCATTGCGAGCATGAAGGATTTTTATTCGATCTTGCTCCGTTGTCTCTTAAAGAAGTTAGTGACATAAGTGTAAGAAACTTTAAAATACAAAGACAAATATATCAATATCTACCAGAAATTAAAGATGCTGACGAAAGAGATAAAGAAACACAAAAACTTTATGAAGATGTTATGAATCTTAATGTTGGACAAGTAGTACAGCATATTGTTAAGATTACTACTGATGAAAACGAAGAAGAAGATGATATAAACAGCATTGTAGAGTTTATACAAAATGCAGATAAAGGATTTTATGCTAAAGTTCAAGAAACTGTTGTAAAAAACAATCAAAGTTTTGCATTACCTAAAAATACTTGTGCTTGTGCAAGTTGCGGACACGAAGAAGATTTAATACTCGATTTGGATTACTCAAATTTTTTCGTACAATACTCGTAACTACCCCGGACTCTGAATTAGAAGAATTACAAAACTCTTACGAAAAAGAAATCAAACAAATTAAACATCAAGTATATCAGTTATGCTGGTTTATGAGAGGTGGTGTTGATTCAGAATCACTGTTTTATGCTGCTGATGTAGAAGATTTAGAAATATTACATTCTATAGTTCAGGAAAATATAGAATCTACCAAGACAACCGGAATGCCGTTAGTTTAAAAAAATTGTTCTAGATTGCTTTTTCCGCCAGTTGCTGGAGCAGGAACTTTAATATTTGGATTTTTTTCAGGATCTTCATCTTTTGCAGCATCAACACCTGATTGTAAATCAGGATTTGCCAGGCCTTTTTCGCTCCAGAACATCTGCCAATTGCCGCCGAGCCAACTCCAAACAATTTCGCCTAGTTCATCTACTTTGTCAGCAAACACTATATCTACCATAAGTTCTGCAAGTGCTTGTCTTCCTCTTTCAGAAGCAACCAAATACACACTTGCAGCGCCAAATCCTAGTTGAGCAATTTTGCTTAATTTGTTTAGAGCTTTGTAGGCTGCACCTTTGCCTGCTAATTTATCTGTTGCCCAGGATATAATTAAGAAAAACATTTGTGTAACACCTAGTGCTACAATACTAGCCATTATAACCGGTACAATAGATGCGCGAGCATTTGTTATTGCTTCTTGATATTCTCTTTCGTTTTTAATTGCACCCGATCTATAATCTTCATCGATTGCTTCTTTAATTTCTCTAGCCTGTATATAATAGTAAGCAAATGCTGTTACAGATAAAAGACTTCCTGTTAAACCGGCTACCCTAAAAAATGTTGTTGCTCTTTTTGCAATTTTTCCTCTAAAAGTTGCATCTCTACCTTTTTGTACCCAACGTTCATGAACTTTGTCAAACTCTTTCTGTGTTGATTTGCCCATGCTAACATCATTTCTCTTGGCTGCAAATATTGCTCTACGCATATCATCTTCATCAACATCAGAAAAATCAAATTTACGACTTAGTACTTTACTTGTAAAACTTTGATTAATAGCTTCTTCCCATAGTTTTTTTAAATCTGACATTTTAGGTTGCGGAGATCCAGGAGGCAACAACCAAGCGCCTCTACTAGCATTCCATTTCATCCACTTACCGTCTAGACCTCTAATTTTCATACCATCAGGGATAGCTCTGGGATCAGGTTTATAATTTACTTTATCTAGATACAATAACCATTGTTCATAACTTCTAATAGCAATTTCAGCACCTATGGCTGCTGCAATAGCACTGCCTACCCACAATACAGCCGCAGGTATGCCTTCGTTTAGTTGTTGTTTTGGTTGTTTATCAGTAATGACTTCTAGTAGTTGCATTTACTCACCTAATTTATTATCTAGTAGTATTTATACGATAACTAGTTCTTTAAATATTCTACCATGATTACTTATTATCACATAGAAGACCAAGATGGCAATGTCGTATATAAAGATTTACCGTCATTAGATCAAGCACAAGAAGTAATAATGCAGTTAGGAATAACTGGTTATCGCATTATTGAAGAAACTCGTTCATCTGTAAAACCTGGATTTGGACGTGATCCTGATCTACATTAAGAATTGTTACTTCGTAACAATTAGTTTTCGCTAACGCTCAAACTATACACTTCGTTTGTATGATATAAGTTATTATGAAGAAAAAACATTAACACGAAGTGTTAATGTCTAAGTTTCATGTAGATTGTTTCAGTCAGACGGAACCTGTTACGGTTCCAGCCTGTCTCAAAAATAGCTTCATGTGAGTTCGTCACAGCCGAGACTTGGAAGTAGGTGTTTATCTGCTGTACAATGGGCTCCGACCTTTCCCTTACCTACGCCGACATCTTATACGCTTTACCGTATATTCACAAAATATACGCTTTACCGCATAATACCCGTTGCTTCGTTCCTAGTGCATACGGTTTTTATGTACAATGTGCAGTTTTTCGACAGCCAACATTCAGTCTACGTCAATCAAACGCTCTACTACCGAACGCCGCTCAACGTGTTACGTGTGCTCCTATACGGATGCTTTTTCCACAGCGGTATTTCTAGTCTGGCCCGCTAACCTTATGTGTTGGAATGTTTTGCCTTGATGGTGTGTTCTAATAGAGCTTGTTTTAATTTGTCTGAGCCGCCAACTCTTACATTAATAATTCCGTTATAATACTCATCTGTCTCTAATACACGACGGTCAAACTGCTCTTTAGCCTCTAGATAAGACATTTCGCCTCTGCCTTTGCAAAGATATAATATTTCTCTTGTGAAGTTTTCTGGGCCTAGTGCTTCAACATCAGCTTGTAGTCTATCAGATGATCCCCAATAGTCACGCCAATCGCTTTCTTTGTAGCCTCTACGTTTGTTCTTTTTGCCTTTGAGAGGTGGCTTAGTTGTTTTAAACTTTGCTAGTTTTTTGCCTATGTACTTTTGTCCAGTAGTAATATTGGTTATTAAGTAAACAAAACCCTCATACTCGTCTGGTATAGTGTCTATTTGTTTACCTTGATATGTCCAATTCATACATTATGTATTTCTACCTAAACAGTTAAGTGCCTTTTCTGGTTTTTCGTGTAGTGTTATGATATACGTGTATTTCGTCTGCTCTGTCTTTTGCTAGTTGTCTAATGTCACGTAAACATTTACGTACATATCTATGTGTGCGAACACTATTTTGCCTTTCAAACTTTTCGTTAGCCTTAAAATATTCTAAATATGCTTTGACTAACTGATCGTGAACATCATTTTCCATTAGTCTATTACTTCTATGTCATTTTCGTAGCTAGTAAATCCATTTTCTTTAATAACTTTTAGAACGTGGTTAACTCTTCCTACTAGCTCATCTTTGTGACTAATCAAATAAATGTTTTTGTCACGTTCTCTGCCCATTTTTTTAAGGATGCTTAGTGAATTTTCAACACCAGCAGTATCCATACCACTATCGATCAACTCGTCGATAAACAACAAGTTAATATGTTGATATAAACTTTCCCAAACATCACGGAATGCAAAACTTAATCCAAGAATCAAACGGTTACGCTCACCTCTTGACAAGTTATCAAAGTCTAAGTCTTGTCCTAGTTGGGTAATTTCTACATTTAAGTCGTTTTGGAATACTACTTGGTGCGGTAAGCCTAGTTTATCGAGGTAATATGTGAGCCTGTTGTTCAAATATGCAAGATTTTGATCAATAATCTTTTTACGAATGAAGCTATCTTTGTTTGTAAGTAGCTTTAACAAAAATTCTTGGTGTTCTTTAAACGAAGTTAGTTCGTTTACAATATTCCAGTCAATTTCTTGAAGTGCTGTATTTG